AAAAAAAATATTTTTTTTACTTATAAATAACTACATTTACGATATAAAACTAAAGATATTTACCAAAAGTAAGTATTTAGGCCAAACGGTAAATAAGTAAGTCCAGCCTCAACCCCCCGGCGTTGTAAAAAAGTTGTTTCCGGCTGGATTTTTTATGTCATCCACAGTCATAAAAGGATGCCTCGCCCAGCCTCAACCCAACCTACCGGCAACGAAGTAGCAGTGCGGACAAACGGCGGAAACAAGACCCCAGACACGGTCATAGCAATGGCAACCAACCCACCGGCAACCCAGTGGCACGACGGCAACCCAGTATTTACGCTTTACGAACGCCTTAACCTAAAACTATTAAGCGTTAGCCTAACGCCAGAAGTAAAAGAGGGTAAGGTAAAGAAGGCCTACAAGCCGTTAGGTAAGTGGAAGGAAGAAAGCGAACGCATTAAGAACCTTAAGGCTGGAACGCACTACGCACTAATAACCGGTAAGCGGGGCGGTATTAGCGTAATAGATATAGACGACCCTAATACGGAAACGGCCAAAGAACTAATGGATCTAATGACGGACTGTAATATGGTAGCCAAGACTAATAAGGGATACCACTACTGCTACAAATATACCGACGCAGTAAAGCAAACTACAAGCGAAGAATACAAGATAGATATACGCAACGACGGCGGTATTATATTTTGCCAACCCAGCCAGTTATGGTATAAGGGCGACTGTTTAGCAAAATACGAATGGATAAAAGAGCCGATGGAAGACGATATAGAAGAAATGCCAGAGGCGGTTTTAGATTACCTTAAGGGGTTAGACCAGCGGTTCGTAAAGGGAGCGGAGGTAGACGTAGCCCAGCCCAAACTGGCCTTTACCGCACCAGAAAGCGATAGCGAAACTAATAGCGTAGTAAGCGTAGCACCAGCCCAAGCACCAGCCCAAGCACCAGTAGAAGCAGTAGTAGACCACGAGTTAGTAGCGGTAGCGATGGCCTTACCAGATACGGTGCTAAAGAACTACCAAGACTGGCTGGATATAGGTATTATATTTTACAATAAGAAACTAACATGGCAAGACTGGGACAAGGTAAGCAAACGCCCTAATATAGGATACGAAGCGGGAGCGTGTAGCAAGAAATGGGGAACATTTACCGATAGACGCTCCAAGCAACTAACGGAGGCCACATTATGGCACAAACTTAAGAAGCATAACCCAGCCAAGTTTTACGAACTAATGGAAACACGCAAGGACTTTTTAGATATGCTGGAACTACTAAATAGCAACGATATAGCCAAGTATTTTTACAATATATTACCAGATAAGTATGTATATAACGAGCATTTAGGCTGGTATAGCCTTAACCCGCAGAATATCTGGACGCATAGCGAAAAGCCGATACCAAGCGGTATTAAGGGCGATATTAGTAATACCTTCCAGCAGTTATGTTTAGATACGAAGAAGGCCGTATTAACACGCTACGCTAAAGACGCTGGGGCAACGGCCGATCAAGCCAAGCATAAGGAACTAAAGGAGCAATGCGACGCAAAGGTGACCCTAATACACAAGTCGTATAAGCAGTTAGGCGGTGCGGACTTCTGTAGCGGTGTTATTAGTTTTTTAGATACCTACTATAACGACCCAGATTTAGAGCAGAAGATGGATATGAACCCGCAACTGTTCGCATTTACCGACGGCCTTTACGATTTAGAGAAGGGTAAGTTTAGACCTATAACGCCCCAAGATATGATTAGCACCACAACCGGCTACGCAGTCCCTAAACTAAACCCTACGGTGCGTAAGGAGATAGATAAGTTTTTATACGGCCTATACGAAGACGCACCAAGCACAGAGTTTTTACTACAAGTATTAGCCTCCGCCTTATTAGGCTACAATAAGTTTGAAAAGTTTTATGTTTTTACGGGGGCTGGAGGCAACGGTAAGGGAGTTATTACGGAACTTATTACAAAAGCGTTCGGCAACTACTTTTACCCAGTTAATGTAAGCCTATTTACCAAGATACAAGAACGGTTAGACCAACCAGTTCCAGCATTAGTAGACGCACGGTGTAAGCGGATTATGATGTCTACCGAGCCAGAAACTAACGAAAAACTACAAGTAAGTATGCTTAAGAAGATTAGCGGAGGCGACCCAGTAGAGGCCAGAACGCTACATAGTAAGCATATATTTAAGGCAAAGCCGATGTATAAGCCATTTTTCCAAGCCAACGATATACCCAAGTTAAGTAAGGTAGATACCGCTACCCAGCGTAGAATGGAAATCCTAAAGTTCCCCTTTAACTTCGTAGCAACCCCTACGCAACCGCACGAACGGCAAGGCGACCCAGACGTTAAGAATGTAAAATGCTCCAGCGAAGCGTGGAGGGACGAGTTTATACTAATGCTTACGGAAGTATATAACAAGAGCGTTAAGAACGCCAAGCACCTTAATACGCCCGATAAGTTTAAGGAGGCCACCAACGAATACATAGACGATAATAACCCGCTAAAGTTATGGTTAAATACTAACTACGACCTAACAAAGAACGAACAAGATATAATAACGGCAAAAGAACTAAAAACCGCATACATGGAAGATAACCACGTAGAGAAATGCGACGATAGGTGGTTTAAGCAACTACTAACCTTTAACGGTATTACGCACGGCAGAACCGGCGTAGGGGCAGTATATAAGGGGCTGAAGAGAAAGTCGGCCTTTACGATACAAGACGAGTAATGTAAGGTAATGTAGGGTAAATCGCATTATACCCTATAGGATACTTACAGAGAGGCTCGGCAACCAGATAGTCTGCGATTTAGCCTACATCAGCCTACATTAGAAAATGGGTATAAATAATATATCCATTTTGTAATAGAATGTCTAACGATAACTGGATACAAGACCTCCATGTAAAAGAGGGTGCTTTAACCGCACAAGCGAAGAGGCATAATATGAAACCATTAGAGTTCGCACGACATGTAATAGAGAACCCCGATGATTTCAGCGGAACTACAAAGCGTAGGGCAAATCTTGCCCTAAATCTCCAAGTGCGTAAAGGGGGTGATAAGGGTATCCACATTCCGTATCGTGATTTCGTTGAGGAACATAAAAATCTGCTCGGTATTCTAAAGCGTCCAACGAAGGATAAACTAATGGCCGAATATAAAGACCAAAAGGCCGAACTGGGTAAAGTAATAGGTCTACGTGGGGGTGTAATGCCAGAAAGTAGGCAAGTATTAGGCGATATAGCACAAGCGTCTTATGATGCTAAAAATACCGCCCCTATTAACGGTTGGACTGTAGTATATAATAGCCCTACTATAAAGGCTTACAAAAAAGGGGAGGTTATTATTGTAGCCGTGCGTGGCACTTCTGACGCAAGGGATGTAAGTGCTTGGACTCCAGTATTAGGTAATAGTGTCGCTAATACTTCACGATACAAAGTGGATGTAGAAATCGTAAAATCCCTACGACAGCAGTTCCCGAATGCTACATTTTATGCCGTCGGTCATTCGCTTGGTGGGGCTATTATTGATAACCTTATTAATCAAGGCCTTATAGTAGAAGGCCTATCGTTTAACCCAGCGGTAGAAAGCAAGTATTTTAACGATACACGCAACCAGCGTATAGCCCATGTAGAAGACCCCTTATACGCACTAATGTCTAATAGGGCTAAAAATACTACAGTTATTAATACACCTTTAAATATACAGCAACCAAAAATAACGGGTATTTCTTGGTTAGATGGTATTGCTAATAGCGTGGCTAACCGCTTTGGTGCTAAAACGGCCTTTGATGCGGTTAATCGCAAGTTAAAGGCACATTCTATCGGATCTATATTCGGTAGGGGCAAATGTGGTAAGGAGGAAGGCGAATGCCAGTGTAGTAGTGCGTTCAAAGCCCAGTTAGAGCGTAATGGTTATACATGTGATAAGTATTTGAAAGATGCCCGTGCTGTCGCTAAAAAAGCGGGTTATGACCCTAAAATGCTGGGCTTTTCTATGGACGATAAGCATAAACTACAGATACTAACGCCAGATGGTAAGGTGCGACGCTTTGGTCGTGTTGAGTATGGGGATTTCCTAATATGGAAGCATTTTGAGCGTAATAAGCAAGTCCCTAAAGGCTTTGCTAAACAAAAGCAGAATACCTTTCACGCTTCGCATAGCAAGATAAGGGGTAAATGGAGAGATGATAAGTATTCGCCTAACAGTCTGGCTCTGGCCATCCTCTGGTGAAACCCTCCGGCTCTGTGGTTTTGTAAGAAACCTCCAAGTGCGTTTGTTTCCCCAGAATAAAAGCCCGGCATAAGGTATAATGGCTCACCCAACGCCCATTTACCCCAGCGATATAGCGGAGGCACGTAAGGAGTATAAGCGGTATGGTCGCTTATATAGGCTAACACGCACCACCCAGCGGTTAGAGGACGAGAGTGGTATAAGGGCAGACTGGTTTAAGGAGGCCAGACGCAACACGGAGGCACAGAAGGTTGAGTTAAGGGACTTATACCTACGAGCCAAGACGCACCATGCTACCCTAATACGAAGGGCAGAAAGGGCTACTACACCACCTACAGAAGAGGAATAAGCCTATAGAATATAAGCAATAATGCTAAAGCCTTATAGGTATTAGCACTATAGCCCCTAACGAACCGCAGATGGCCTACCCCCTTCCGTTCTGCGGTTCTGTAAGAAACCTCCCGGTGCGTTTGTTTCCCCAAAAAATAAGCCCGGCCATAAGTATAACAGAAGGATGCCACGCCCCAACGCCAACCGCACCCCGCTACAGAAGATGGATGCCCAGCGTCGCTACGCATGGTGTAGGTATTACGAAGAGGCCAGAACGAACCACGAAGACGCCTTAATACATATTACACGCATACGCAGAGTAATAGCCAACGACCTACCCCAGCATATTAAGACGGAGATGGAGGAGATGGCACACGCATTAGCCAAGCCTTACGAATGCCCTATATGTTTAGATCTAATACCCAAAGGCGAGTTAGATATTACAAACTGCGGACATAAATACTGTAAGCGGTGCTTAACTACACTAAAGGCCACACCCCAGCCCAAGTGTGCGATGTGTAGAACGGAGTTATGGGTAAAAACAAATAACGGCACAGAAGCAGAGTAATGCTATACTACGACCGCCTTAAGCATATAGGAGAGCCTAAACGAGATAACTACGGCAAATATAGTTATCTGGTTTATTTAAGAGATTACTTTTTATGGTCTAAAAGGGGTAGAAAGCGTTTCCACTCTTTTTAGGCCGTATAGGACAGCAGTTTTACAAATGTATCATAAACATAAACTAACCCCTTAAAATGCTCGGTAAATCGGCGGTGAGTGTGATGGTTGCTATGTTAGATAGACTTGAAGGGCTACCCCCATTATGTCCTTTAGATAATGTTTCAAAATATTCTTTATTTGCTGTCGCATATTCTGGGGCATTTGCTCCAGTTGCTCGGACGGGTTCATTTAGAACATTATTTAGGTGGTTATACCATGTAGCAAGATCGGGCGACTTGCGGTAATGGTAAAGGGGTGAAGCGTGGCACGAACAACAACATGGGAAGGAGGAGTTAAGTGTTTCAAATATTAAAGACTGATTACTACCAGTAGCCATTCTTTTATATTAATCGTAGATATTTTTGTAGTGTATATTTTTACATTAGGCGGTTCGCAAGACCAGCATGTCCTCTGCGACGGCCACCGCTCATCGCACCACCGCTGTCCGCACCACCGCTTTCCGCTCCAGCACTCATAGCACCACCGCTACGGGCTGAACCCATAGAGTGGAACTCCTTGACACGGCCAAGCACATTGCCAAGTTTATGTAAAGCACCACGACCGCCAATGATGCGTGTAAGGTTGCTACGAGTTCCAGCAGATGACATGGGGGCGTTGATAACATCGGCCTCGTTAAGCACACCCTTAATCACACGGGAACTGCCCTTTACGGTTTCAAAATAGCCAGAGTTTGCCGTAATGATATAGAGCGTAGCGTTAGCCACATTCGCTTGTGACCAGTTGCTTACCGTAGCGTTAAACTGGAAAGTGTAGTTTCCTACGACGGAAGGTGCTTGGCCTTCTTGGAGTGTGATATCCTTTGAAGGCTTGAGAACAAGGAAACCACCGCATAACTGCGTCTTGTATCCATCTACAGCGGGAGGGGTTGAGCCGTTGCGGTTAGCAGACTGTGTGTAGCCCAGCCAAGTATTGTAGTCCATCTCCAGACCGTTCATTACGGACATCGCATAGAGTTCCTCCGTTGTGTGGGAGGCAAGGAGGCCAGAGAAGTTATCAAAGTTAATGGAAATCTGTGTAAGAGGGAGATACCAGTCCGCATCAGTTGTTGCGTATGACTGGGGCTTACAGTATATAATGATTAGATCGGGAATACAAGGTAGGGTAATGGTCTGGGACTGGACTGAAGCCACTTGGCCGTAGCCGATACCAGAGCCACCAGCACTATTAACAAGGGCTTGGTTAGAAACATATCTCGGAAACTCGTAGTAAGGCACTACGCTCTTGGCGGGAAGAGGAATGGAAAGTGAAGGCGTTAGGAACTGGACGTTGACACGGGAGTTGCTGAAGGGGCTTCCAGACTGTGTGCCGTTATTGTAGCCGACAGCACTAATAGCGACCACATTAGAGCAAGAACGAAGCACACGGCCGACCGGAGAGGTCTGGCTGGGGCTTGTTAAGTTCATCACTAACTGAATGTTCTGGACTCCAAACATACCAGTATCCATCTCGTGAATGTCGCTGAAGATAAAGGGAGAAAGCACCAGTTTCTCATTAGAGTAGAAAGATACGAATATAGGGTAGGCAGTGACAAGAGCGGTCTGGACGGGAACGCCGTTAGTATAGGCCACAGTCACACCACCAGAGGTATATGTGCCGTTGCCAGTAAGGGCTTGGCCGTTAGGCTGGGTAAATACAAACTGACCCCACGCACCGTTGGGGATATCGGCACGGCTTGTAGAAGACATGTAATCACCAAGAGGGTTGCGGTTAGTAGCGAAGGCATCGTTATAGTTGCCGTAGGTGTCTAACATATTAGGGCAAGTCCGCTGTATGCGGTTCTTATTGTAATCCGTTAGACGCATAACCTCATAAAGAACATCGCCAGTATTCATAGTGACTGTAGCATCGTTAATCGTCGCTGTCATCGTCTGGACGAGGGAATGAAGAGGGAAAGAGGCAAGGGCTACATCACGGCCAAGAACAACGCAAGGAACACCATCAGCAACCGTATTCGGGGTTGCCGTAAAAGAGAGAAAACACTGGGAACGCCATTCCACCGCACGATCTATAAAAACGCCCTCTGAAGGGACTGTAATGTTATAAGTGTGCTGGGAGGCAGTCTGGGAGAGTGCCGTATAAGGGGCATTTGTAAGCGATAACGCACCCTTCTCTACCGCATACTTGGGCTGTGTCTGAACAATGCGGTCATCGTAGACGGACATCTTCTGAACGGCATCGGTCATTTTTATATTCATTACCCATATTTAAATCTTGCCATTTTTCTATTTTTATTACTTTTTACGGAACATCATCTTAATAGATACATTGGTCTGGTTAAACATATTGATGGGATATAACTTATTATCCAAGCGGTTCTTCCAGAAGACTTGTATATCAATATTACGCAGTTCCGTTCGTGATCCAGTAAAGGATGATAAGCGATATTCGCCCGTTGGGGTGTAAGATAGGAAACCACGATAATCTTCAGCCCGTTCTATCGGGACGGATATATCCGTTATTATTGGTGTAAAGGCCGAAGAGGATTCCACTGGAGAAGCGTTATTACCTTGCCCGTAGGTTAGCGGTGTTCCAGTTTGTTCTGGAAAAATGGGGATCATAGTAGACGAGAACACGATTGCGGATATAGGAGTCCAGAGTGTAGAAGTGCTATTATAATCTTGCTCTATAACCCAGTATAGAACAGTGCCGGTCACAACCGTAGGGTTAGATGCTGGAGTTGCCGAAAAGACAGATAGGCTGTCAAGTGGAGATATATTTTTACCTCCATCCATGCTCTGAAAAAGTATCTGATTGACCTTACCCGTAGCCTCTACGCCTATGTAGAAGTTGTTAAAGTTAGCAAAAAGGCCAAACATATCGGTATTAAAATACAACTTCATTAGTTCTGTTCCTTGTGCTACGGGTTGCCCAGACGCACCATTACTGGCATACAAAGGTGTTCCGTTATTCCACGACCACGCTTGGTATTTAGGAGGGCTATTACCTTGTATAGGGTCATCACCGCAACAGTAGGTATTACCATATAGGCTGAAAAGGCCGTTATCCGCATTATAGGTCATTTGAACCGGAGAACCATGTAAAGGGGGCTGATTTCCACTCGTGCCTCCAAGAGCCAACCAGTAAATAGCCCACTGGGCTTGTATAGACAGCGTAGGGTGGTAGGTATTTGGTGTGGCCGGTAATACGTCGTTCCATGCTCTGGAAAAGGCCTCATTAACAAGGTCTACCCAGTGCTGGTAGGTATATACATAGTAATATGTTCCACGCAAGTCTTGTCCCGCATATATCTGCTCTGGTAGGATAACCGTATCTGGAGGGTTAGGTAAAGGGGCATATACGGTTTCTGGCTGGTATTCTACGAAGCGACGGGCTGTGAAAGTATGGTTATAATCCACGCCAGTCGTGGGGTGCTTGAAATACACTGTATAATCATACACAATAGAGTATGTAGTTAGGTTTATATTAGACTGTGTATCGTTTATATTAGGTATAAAC